CACCTATTGATGCTAATGTAGCTGTGCCTAAAACATTCGCAGAGCCATCAAATGGAGGGGATGTATATAGTACATCACCATTAGTGGATATTGTTCTAGCTGTTGCTAATGTAGCAGTAGAGCCTGCAGTTCCTGTAGTGTTTTGATTGAGTATAGGGAAATCAGCAGCTACAGCTATACTAGGTACACCTGTGCCTGTTGTGTTCTTTAATATCCCTGTATTAAGATTAGATAATATAGTGTTATTGATACCCTTAACAGTCAAAGCAAAATTACCCTCAGCATCACCTGTATGAGTTGCATTACTTACTAAGCCACTATATTGACTATTAGTAGCATTGTCACCTGTATTAGTACCTGATAGATTTGCTACAGCTCCATTAGCTAGCATTGCATTAGAGATAGCTCCATTAGCAATAGCTGTTGCATTGCCTATACTTGTGACAGGTCCTGTAAGATTAGCATTAGTTGTAACTGTTGCAGCATTGCCTGTAGTACTTTGATTCAAAGTAGGTACATCGGTTGCTACCATAGCTCTGAATGTAGGTACTCCTGCCGTACCATTAGGTGCTGCAAGAATATGATTAGCAGTCTTTGAGGCATAAGGATTCTGAGTATCTCCATAACCTGAAGCAAGGCTGATATCAGGAGTACTAGTTCCTGTAGCTACTACAGGTGCTGTTGCTGTCAGTGATGCTACACCTGGAGTCACTACTAAGTTGCCACTACCTAGAACAGAACTACCATTGATAGTCTTGATGTTAGTACCACTAACTAAAGTATCCTGCTTTGAAGCTAGGATATTTGCACCTGTAACTGACTTTGTAACATAGCCACCTGCACCGTTACTCTCACTAATTTCTACTAAGTCAGTAGCCGCTATAGGTGTACCTTTTGCGGTTAATTGACTAATCTTTTTATCTGCCATAATTTATTGTATTACTCTGTTATCTAAATCTTCTGTTACTCTTTGGTCACTAATCTCAGTTACTCTGTTATCAGTTGCTGGAGGACCTCCTCCTGCAACCAATAGCCATGCCTCTATCCAATTAGCATTGATTGTGACTGTACCTCCTAACTCTAATACTATATTCATAAGGTGATCATCTGATGTACCAGGATCTCCACCTACTACAGATAGTATCTCTCCTATTAAATCTTTAGAGTTAGCTATATCTATACCATAATGATTAGCTATAGCAAATATGTAAGATTCATTCAATGGGGGATAAGTCCCTACTGAATATGCTGTAGCAATGTCTCTAAGTATATCATTACTCATAACTATATTATATTAAGATAGCTTTTTGTTTAGAACGAATAATAGGAGTCATCGGTATAATACTCCTGTCTGATGTAAGTGGTAGCATATCGGATAGCATCCATAGCATCATCGTATAGCTTCACCGGTTCATCCATGATCTGATCACCAATTTTCTTCCACTTATAATTTTCATACTCCTTCATTATCTGCTTATCCTCCTGACAAAATACTCCGAAGGTCTTGATGTTATCTATGCCTTTCTTAACTACCTTGTTAGCATTATGCACATCATACCCTGCAGTATTCATCTCTGCTATTATCTCAGGTCTTGAGTAGTCTGCCATGATTTCTATATTCTTATCCACATTCAAGGCATCCATCCTCTCTATCAGCTGAGTAGTGGTGAGGTAGCTCTCATAGATTATCTTCTCAATGAAGATATCATTGTCACAGTAGTAGACTCTGACTAGAGCAGTGGGGTGATTGTATCCAAAGTCTAAGCCATAAACATACTTTACAAACTTAGTTGGTCTGTGAGCTATGAATGTCCAATTAGAATAGATGTTACTCTTACTGATAGCTTTCTCACCTAGAGCATATATCTGATACATTGCCTCATCAGTTCTCTTCAAGTCCTCTATCTGCTTTTTAATGCTATCCGGTAGGAATGGATTATCTCTGTAGGTAGACTTGATTAGGATGCTCTCCTCAGTTGGTAAGTCATAGAGCCAGGAGGATGACTCAGAGGGATTGTAATCAAAGATTAGCTTGTCCTCAGTTCTCATGTTCAGCTGAGTAAAGTCATCATAGAATAACTCATTGGCTTCATTACACCAAGCCACATCTCTCTTTCTACCTCTTATCTTCTGCTCGTCATCTACACTAAAGAACTCTACTATAGATCCATTAGGGAATGAGTAGATATGCTCTGACTTGTTATGATTACTTATCTCATAGATGTCCATGCTCTTCATGATCTCTAGAAAGTCTCTCATGACTGTAGCTCTCAGTGCAGGGAATGTCTTTCTAATGATTGATACTACCTTATTCTTATTCTGATAGCAGTAGACTATTAGCATCTGACAAAGGCTATAGGTCTTAGAGCTTCTACTGCCACCCTCATTGATAATGAATCTTAGTGCAGGATCAGTGAGAGCTGCATAGTTCTTTTGAAATATAACGGTACTATCTATCTCCATTGGCATAAGCATAAGCATAGGCTAGCATCTCAACAGCTTGGCACATCATCTCAATCCTTTGCACTAGTAATGATGTTCACTTTGATTTCAGAGATGTCCTTACCATTGGTAGTGATGTCTGATTTCTCAGTTAGGTTGTTTAGTCTCTGAGTGATGGATGGATTAAACTGTCCTACCATACCTCCACTGATTTGGTCATTTCTGATTTCTCTCTTTATGTACGAACAGACTGTCTTAAATTCAGAATATCTGTTATCAGGATTATCAAAATAGTTATGTACATCTGAGTAGTTTTTATAGCAGAATATCTCAAATCCCTCATTAGTCAAAGGTACTCTCAAAGGCTCTGCCACCATCTCTGCAGTCTTTTGTGATAACACCCATTTATGTCTAGGATTATCTAGAGTATAAGCTCTATACTCCTCAAATATCTCCATCAGCTTCTCAGGAGTCTCTATTAGTTTTGTTCTACCCATTATCCTTGTCTATTGTATTGCTTAGTATAATTCTTACTTGACTTCAGCTTAGAGGTCTTACTCTTAGCATGAACACCTGGTCTCTTTACCTTAGGCTTTCTAGCGAATGATATGCTACTCTGCTTCTGTGCCATCCTCCTCAGTTACTTCAGCAGGCTCATCTACTACAGGAGCAGGAATAGGTCCTTTGACTGCTTTATACTTTACTACTTTAGGCTCAGATACCGTAGGCTCTTCAAACATATAGCCTAGACCTATAGATACAAAGTAATCATATCTATTAGCATCTAAAGTAATCCTGTTACCTTTGTGGGAGATCTTAGCTCCAATGTACTCATCTTTAATTTTCATCTCTTAGGTTTTTTAAATCGGTTTTTATCTCTTGTATCCAATAGTGAGCAGATGTAACAGGTATTTTAAAGTATTCTGCCATTGCTCTAGCTGTACTGTATCCTTTATCAAAATAACATTGGAACACTATCAGCTTAATTCTATCTGTAATCCTCCCTCTATATGTCTCTATCACTGCCATGTTGTTCTGATACTGCATATCATCTCGTATCTTATCGTATAATTCCGTATCATCATCCATCACTATCGGCATTGTACTATCTGTAGCTGTCACTCTCTCTTGCCTATTAGTTAGTGATGTAGACCATAGAATCTGCATCTTAATAGTGTTTAATAGATATGCTTTGACCTTACCTGGATCAGTTACCTCTATATCTATATTACATAAATATAGAAAAGAGTTATTTATTACAGCATCAGCTGAAATAGTAGACTTCATTCGTACTAGAAAATAGTTAGTATATTTCCTTATCTCTTTGTAGTGAGCTGATATGTAGTTGTCAAGTATAGGTCTCATACCATTGCTTGAAATCCTTAAGCCATATCTTTCTTCTCACACTACTGCAGAAGCATTCCTTTTCATAACCAATCAATCTATCTTTTATAGCCTTAAGTTTTATTAGATTAATCTTATAGGATTGCTCTTTCTCAGCTAAACTGAATACCTGTTGTATTATTACTTGCTCAGCTTCTGTAAACATTCCTGTAGTATAAACGATAGTAAAGCCACAATAGTTGCCTGAGCAAAAGACCAGGTACAAATTAATGTTAGCCAAAAAGATACGCATTTAATACAGCTAGCAGATGAGTGCAGATATAATGATAGATTGCTAAACCTAATTTTCCTAAAGATTGAATCAATCAGTAGCTGTAATGGCTCAAAGTTTACTATAAACCATGATACTGCAATGTAGGTTAGTATATTCATGGGGTAAAAATAACAAAGGCAGTCTTACGACTGCCATAAAGTTATTAATTATTTAGATAATTTTTCCACCATTTGAGATAGAACTGCTCATTTACAGCCTTACCATTAGTGAATCTCCAAATACTACAATAAGAGACACCGATATCCTCAGCATAATGACTGAGCTTATATCTTTGGGTGAGCTTAGACTTAGTCTCTTTAATCATAAAGTCTTTTAAGCTCTGCCCCTTAGAAAGGGAGATCATCTTCAGAATTATCAGGTACATGAGCAGGAGCTGTTGCAGCTGCAGTTAATAGATCTATCTTCCATAACTCTAGTGAGTTGAAATGCTTATCCTGCCACTCTCTACCTCTCAGATTAAATGATGCCTCCACCTCTTCACCTACTTTGTAGCCATCTAGTAGAGCTGTTTTATCTCCTGTAGCTTGCAAGCTGATGTATTGAGGGAATTTACCATCCTCTACTGTTATTACTAGCTCTCTCTTAGAGAACTTCTCAGTCACCTGTACGGTATCACCTATCACTTTGATAAGTCCTTTAACTTTGTAATCATTCATATTATTGTTGTTATTAATTTATATACTCCGATTAGTGCAAATCCATAGACTACTAAAGTCAGTATGATTGCTAGTGTTTTTTCTGTCATCATTTGTTGTTAAGCTGATTAATATACTTAACATAGTACTCAGTGCAGTGATGCAACCTTTCCTTTATCTCCTCCTCAAGCTCAATGTCTCTAGTGAAGAGTAGAGTAGTGATTCTCTTCTCAGGAGCTATGTGATCTACCTGATGCAGTGATAAGTTCTCCCATTCGTTGAGTAGAGATGGATGAGTAGAGACCATGCAATAGCATAGAGTAGCATAGTTCTTATTATATAACATCATGTAAGCTCTTAGCTGCCACTCATAGAGTTTCTCTATACCCTCTTCAGGAGTAGCAGGGAACGTTTCTAATGACCATGAGGTCTTTATATCTATGATTTGGTCATCTAGAACTATATCAGCCTCTCCTGTGAGCCATTCGTTGTTTAGTCTCTCAGTGTTCTTAGAGTAGTTGCTGAACATTACCGAGTTAAATAGAGCAATAGAATCATTCTCCTGCATCTTACCCTTATTAATATACTTGTTATTCAGCTCTACATTATAACCGTAGAAATCCTGCTTAGCTACAGCTCTAATGTAGCTCTTAGTAGTTTCAGACAACACCTCAGACTTAGTCCGAGATGCTGTCATTAGTTTGCCGAGTGATGATGGATGCCACTTCATAGTAACATAAGTGCTTTATTCTGTAAATCTGTAAGCTCAAAGGTCTCTCTTAGCTTAGGGATAGTAAACTTACCATCCTGAATAGATACAAGTGCCTCCTCAAATCTTTCTTTAGATAGACCAGGCTTAGCTGCCTTAACAGGTACACTAGCTAGATTTGCATCATCATCAACAGATTGAAGCGAGCAAAGGCTGACCAATGTGTACCTACGGTAGTAGGTCAAACACGATCCCATTTGCTGAGGATTCAGTCCTGCAGGTAATTCCATGCATGACTCTATTAACTCATTAGAATCTATACAGATTATCTGAGTGCATACATTATTGCCCTGAATAGGCTGTAGTAATAGTAGACCATTCTCTAATAAGATTGGTTCTACTGCCTCAATGATTGCATTGATGTCAGAGTAGGACTTTTTAAAGTGGGGATTGGTAGCATTCTTAGCTACTTTGCCGATTGACTGCTTAGCTTTGTGGAGCTTTTGGTGCAGAGTTAGTACAGGTGCTGGTACTACAGCTTTTGTTTTTGTTTCCATGTGTATAAATTTAAATTATTTCAACAAAGATAATCAATTAATTCATATCTGCAATAAAATTATAATAAAAAATCATAAATTCATCAAAATTTCTAGCTATAAAGTATGTACCCCCTGCCTGCTCTATGCTTTGCTGATACCTCTTCTGCACTTCTGACTGCTTATCCTTACCATATTTTACCTCAATCTTCACTGATCTACCTCTAATGGTAGCAGAAATATCAGCAGAGCCTTTAGTGGAGGTGCTAGGAGTCCATGTGCCTTTCAGCTGTCTACTATTCTCACCTACCTGTATCTTCTTACCCTCTCTATATACTCCCATTGTATTTATCCTCTCAGCTTGATAGCCTGAGAAATTTATAAAGGCAGTGATACATTGAGTCAGTGCATTAGCTGAGTTATCATTCCAATCAGATAGAGGTATGTAAGCATTGTTAGGATATTTAGCTGATAGGCTAGCTAGTTCTAGTGCTTTAAGAATTGCTTTATTTTCTTTTGTCATCTGTTAAATGTTTTAAATAATTTAGGATCTACATGGACAATTAACTCTTGATCATTTGTAGATCCCTCTCTTGGAGTTCTGCCATTTGTCTTAATATGTCCTTCAATATCTTTAAAATTAATATAAGTTAGTTTATCAGTCCATTGCATAAAAAGAAAGGTCGGAAGCTTTTTACTATATTCCTGCAATTTTACCAATTTAATTAAGCTAATAAAATAAAATTGTAGACTATTATGTTTATAATTATAACTTTTTATTTCAATATATGCTTTATCTTTAATTAAAAAATCTAATTCATTACCACCTAACTTAATAGCATCTTTACAAATTCTATCCATTATCTCTCTTTCTCTTTCTAAATCTTCTTTAGTTTCAAATCTCATATCAATTATAATTTATTGTATCCCATACATCAGGATCTCTTTGTGTCTTAATCTCAAACCACCTAGCACCATTACTAGATCCATCTACATACTCCTTACCATTGTATTCTGCATACTTCTTACACCATTTATTAAATGTTCTGTTAGTCAGGTACTTCTTTTGGTCAGTGTACTCAGCTATAAAGTTCTCAAACATTGATACCTTATTCAATCTCTGATCAAATCCTAGATTTTTATTATCTACCCATTCAATAAAGTCTTGAGATGTCTCATTGATAAACTTTCTTAGCTCTAGATTCTTAGCCTCAGATTCTACTAGACCATTCTCTAGATAATAATTCAAGCAGTTAATCATGTAATGGTCAAACCTTGCCCATTCCTGCTCATCCCAATCTTCAAATAGCATATAGCCAAATTCATCAAATGGAGTATGATGTGTACCAAAGTAACTACTCAGCTCCACCTCAAACATCCTCCTCTTAAATGAGCCACCATCTGCTTTGATAGTGTAGTTAGTAGAGATAAGTACTTTAGGTGAGTCTTTTACAGGTAGTTTAATAGCATCTCTACCTTTGTATTCAATAGTAAGTCCCTCAGTGATTATACTAAATAAGCTCTCAAAATTAAAGTTCTTTCTTACATCGTCAAATGCTAGGACCTGGCAGTCAGAAGATACAGTCTGATAAGGGAATGATTTATTTGAGTCAAAGGTCTTACCATCAATGGTGCTAACTTTTTTCATGTATCCAATAGCATTAATCAGAATCCCTTTGCCACTACCTCCATTAGGATTATCTGAGATAGTTTCATCATTGAGAATGATTGCCTTATTATTAGCTGATGTCTTATAAGAGTGCAGCATATAACCTATAATGCTCTTCATAGTATCATATCTTTCTACCTCCTGCCCTGAGATAAACCAAATGAAAGACCTAAACATTGACTCATGGTGATCAGCATCTATTAAATCTCTTTCTATTATCTGATTAGCCCATACATATCCCTTTAGCTCTGAGTATTCATATATCTCATGGTGCTTAGCAAATACTTTGACAGCTGCATTCTTATAGTAAATCATACCATAATCTATCCCATCCCTTTCCATCTCTACATTAGCAGTATCTATCATGCTGAGGTATTGAGGAGTGAATAGTTTAGACTTCTCAGCTACAGCATCAAATACAGGTATCCGATTTGATTGGACCAGGTACTCCATTACTCTATCCTTTATCTGAAATTCAGAGACATGATTAATAAAGTTCTCATTCTTAGTAATAAAAACAAAGGTCTTAGTATTAGCTACAGGATAGTATTTATAGTACTGTAGATTCTCTAGAAATAGCTTGAATCGGTATGGTATAATTAATACATCACCTTTAAAATCATATTTCCAAAACTCATCTACTTTAATTACCTCCTTAATAGTCTGAATCTCTGACTCAATATTCTCTTTATTGTACTCTTTAAACTCTTCTAAGATGACAGCATCAGACTTGCCACTTAGAACAAAGTTAATTAGCTTATCTTTTTTCTCCTTATCCTCAAATTGCTTAGTATTAAAGTTAGCAGTCTTTTTATAGGCAGAATTTATCAGAGCTAATATCTCTACAGATCCAAAATCTTTCTGCTCAAATCCTATCAGATAATTCTGACAAGTCATTCTATCCACTCCAAAATCATTGAATGCAGCAGCTAATTTATAGAGTGAGGAGTTTCTATTTTGTGAATTATACTTCTTTTTAAACCAAGTCATCAGCTTATTAGCTATCTCATCAGTATCTAATACCTTAATATTAGTAATACTACCCACCTCACTAGTCTCAAATGGGATAACATCATAGTCAATTATAAAATTAATAGCATCTAAATTAACATAGATATCAGGATCATAAGACTCAAAGCAAGCTCTTGCAATATCTTTCCCTGATTCATCTACTCCATTGAATACTGCAGATATTTGCTTGAAATATTCTTTGTATTCTTTGTCATCCTGTACTATTGGTATTTTGACTAGAGCTTTCACTCCATTACCTGATGGTGATGTCCAACAGGCAAAGATAGATTTGTGATTTTTCAGTTCTACAATCAGAGCAGGGATATCCTGCACATCATCAAAATCTAAAGTCAGTAATCCTGATGCCTTTCTTAGAGATGCATTATTTCTCTTACTGAAATCACCTCCAAAGGTAACAACAGGCAGCTGCATCTTAATGGATTTCCTTTCCTCTTTATCAGTAGAGAATCTTAGGTCCTTGCATAACAGCTCAGACTTGCCATTCTTAATCCTATCTAGATAGAATCCTACATCCTTATTTTGATAAGGTGATACATCCTTAATTGATTTGTAAAAAGTTACTTTCATAGTATAAATAAAAAGTGAGAGTCCCTGCTTAACACAACCGCCAGGAGGAATTGCAGGGATTTATACTCTCTAATGTTTTTTATCATGGCGATTATGTTGTTTGCAAATGTAATAATTTAATTTATAATTGATACTAAAGTGCAAAAATAAATTATTTGTGCTGTTTTGTGCTATTATTTGTGCTGTCTAAACTCCTATTGTTATTGGGCTGTAGAAGATTAGAACGAAAAAACACTTTTTTTTTGTAAAAACTGTTTACCCCCCAATATGAAAATAAATTTTTTTTTTATTAAAAATATATTATAAATAAAAATATATATATTATAGAGTATAGGGATGTGAATTGTACTTTTGTGCTAATTCTCTACAAGTCAATATCACTAAGGGAATTATACAGCACAAAAAAAGCTCCGAAGAGCTTTAAATTATTTCAGCTAGTTCTTTAGCTGTCATATATTCTTTGAATTGTTGGACCTTATCATACTCCCAAGGCATTTGAATCCTCACATTGATGTAGTTAAAGTTCTCTATTGCCGAAACTTTGTACTTATCCTCATAATCATTATTAAGAGCAGATTGCACTAATGGCTCTATCTCATGGAGATATACTTTATCCTGCATCCTGGTCCATCTCCTATGCATTCTGATGCCATGAATAACAGTAGCATGATGTCTATTGAGCATCTTACCTATTTGAGTAAGTGATACCTTACATTTGTTCAACCTGTACATTACATAGTATCTCTTATAGACATAGGATCTATTTCTGCTATTAGTATCTAGCTGATACTTTATGATTTGTTCTTTTAAAAAATCTAGTTCTTTCATTGTTTTGATTTATAGGTTTCGTTGTAGTAATTTTCTCCATGTCTATGTTCAAGACTCTCATAAGCATCAATTATCTGCTCCTTCTCCATTTCTTTGGCTTGTTGTACTAATTTATTTAAGTAATCACTTTCATAAACTCCTTTTAATTCTTCAATCAACCACTCTACTGCTGTCTTCATTGTTCTGAGTTTTTAAAGGATTTATTATAGTACTGTTCAAATTCATAAGGACATCCATTATAGATTTGACCTAGATTATAAAAATATTTCATTTGATTTGTTTCCTCCTCCAAATACTTATGAAAGTGATTGACAAATTCTCTACCCTCTACTGAATACATATTAAATAGATGAGGCTGTAACTTCTCTAAGTCACTAAACACCTGCTGTACTGCTGTCATAATAACTTAGTTTGAGTTACTGACTTAAATAGATCCGATTGTGACTCCATTACACCGGTAGCATTAATGAAATCAATCTCTACCTTAGCAGATTGGATTAGAGTTCCTGCAAGCTGAGATATTGCCTTAGCTTTATCTACCTCTACATTCACCTGGTCTGTTGTTAATGTTTCATCGCTCAATCTCTCGAGAGCCATAAAGATGTGATCTCTTAAATCACTTAGTTTGTTTTGTGCCATTGTTATTTATTTTTTTTATTAGTTTACATTTTAATCTCATCACCTGTTGTAATTCTTTAGGCAATCTTTGGATGGTATTTCTAGCCATATTCTCCTTTTTAGTAATCATTAGCAGATTAGTAATATCATTATTTAGATAATTACCATCCTTATACACTACTACCATTCCTTTAGGTATTGGTCCATTGTGCATCTCCCAAGTATATCTATTCAGCAGCTGCCACTTTGAATCTGCTAGCTTAATATACTGATACATCTTTCCTCCTGTATCTTTTCTTTGATGGATAGTACCAACAGGCTGAGTATTCATAGGCTTAGAGCCTTTCTTAAACATAGTCTTAGCTACTTTCTCATATACTTCTGTGGACATTTTTTGACCTTTGTTAGGAGGAGCTTGACCTTTTTGAAATTGAGTAGCTTTACCACCTAGATATCCTGCAGGAAATTGAGTAGACCTAAGATAAACAGGATCTTTCTTAATACCCATAGCCCAAGCTCTATTGTAAACTGATGACTCACTAAGTCCTAAGTCATCTGCTATCTTTTTAGTAGGCTCAAATGGATACCTTTCTCTTATGATATCATTCATATCTCTTCAATTAGCATTATTAAATCATCATTTTTCTGAATAAGCTGCTTAACATGATCAGCATCATATGCCTCCACTATCCTGGTCACTAACTTTACAGGACCATTCCAATAGTCAAAGGTCTTGAACACTACTTTATATATCTTCATTGTCATTATTTTTAATTGGCACATCTAAGCCATACATTAAATCAAACATTGCAAAATCTCTAGCAGCATTTCTCTTACTGCCCTCATAACTCTGAAAGTACCACTCTCTGAATCTCAGGTATTTTTGGTGAGTATAATCACCATTAGCTATAGCATTTTGTACCTCAATAGCTAGCTGTGTAAACTCAGTCATTGGATTTATTGTTTATGATTTCTAAATATCTGAGGTAAAGAGGTACATTAAATCCACCCCTTATCTCATCTGATGATCTTCTGCTAGTCCAAAATCTTATAATTGCGTTGAATGTCATATCTTAGATTTAAGTAGGTTAAGATTTTCATCACTTAGAATAAACAGGGATAAATATCCCTCATCAGTCTCTGATGCATTGTAGGTAAATGGCTCAATAGTACCTGCTATGTATACATCACTATCATAGTCAGTGGTCCAATTAGAAAAATAAGTATTGTCTCTTTTGTATAGGTCTATAAAGTTCATGATAATAGTGTTAGTAGTGGAAATAAAAAAACGATTGATAATATTATAGAGATTACTATGACAAATGCCATAACAAATCCTTTCTGTTCTTCTCCTACAGGAGTAAAGTATTTAATTAGTCTCTTCATTGATTCTGTCTATTAGGTTAGAAATAGTTACTGCTTTAGTGTAAGCTCTTTGTGTAGCAGAATCTCTATATCCTACTGCATCTCTTAACTCATCAGCCTCATTTTTTAATTCTTGATACTGATCTAGAATGATTGTCATAATTTGTTCTTTGTCCATGTGTAAAGTTTTTATTGTTAATAACTATACGCCAAAGATAGTATAAAGTTTTATATCTGCAATAAAAAAGTGTAATTTATATTCATTCTAAATAAGGATAGGTAAAAATTGTACCCATCCTTTAAAGGTAAAACATATAATAATGGCAAATTTTACTTAATAATGTATAATAAATCAGCGAAACTTACTAACTTGGCGGGAATTGCTATAGGTTAAAACCTTAAAAACTTTTAAGTTATTAGGGTTACGCCCTTAAAAAGTCAAGTTAATAGTGCGAAAAACTTGACTAAATCGGAATTATGCCTATTATGTAAAGCATATCTTACAAAAGTGTAGGTATTTGCAAAGTATATTTAGCATTATTCATGCAAAAAAAAACAGCTACAAGGCTGGGTAGCTTATAACTGTCTTTCTTTTACTATGGAAACAAGTGCTAAGTTAGTGTTTATATTTGAATTTTAAAAATTCTGTGTAAGTTTTATTATTTATTTTAAAATGTTTTCTACAATCATTACATAACATCCAATGATGGATAGTACCTCCTGCAGTCACTACCTGTTTATTATATCTCACATTATAGTTAGTGCATTCAGGACAGCAGAACTTCTCATCTCCATCCATTACAGCATAATGAGTAGATGGAGTAGTGTAGGAATTAAGTTTATTGAATACAGCTTCTAGGACAGTAACATCCATTTTGCAATACTCTACCATCTTATCCATTGCTTGCTGATCTTTCTTAAATACTATGTCTTTCCACAAATCTAATCCTCCTGTATCCATCTTTTGCCCTACTCCTAAATACTTAGCTATATAGTCTAATTTATTTGAGTTAAAATTAAAGTATCTTTTAGCCCATTTAAGCGTGTCAATAGTCTTAGGTGAGGGCATAACATCAATACCATGTAATAAAGCTCTTGTACGCAACCATTTTAGGTCAAATCTATCCCCATTATGAGCCACAATTTCTGTAGCTTGAGCCATAACTTTAAGAAATGCTTTAATCATTGCCTTATCAGATTGCTTTTTATCCCATGTTAAAAATTGTACATCACCCTCTGACTCCCATTTATAGCAGATGCATATGATTGCTCTCTCATGAATGATATCACCTGGATTGATTGTGAGGTTATATCCTGCCCTCCAACAGACAGAAACGTTGAAACTCGTCTCAATATCAAAGAATAATCTTTTTCTTACCATAAATATTTCTCCCTCGCAAATTTAAAAAGATATGATAATAGTAGACCTATGCCTACCCCTACAAATAACAGGTTGAGATTACCTTTACTCTTAGGTCTTGTAGCCTTAGCTTTTTTTACCTCAGACTTTGCCTTTTGTCCCTCAGCTCTATACTTATATTTGTATACTAGTCTATCTTTATAGATAGTTTTTACTTGTATTTTATATTCTATTCTTTTATCTAGTCTAGTCTTAGGTACATAGACTGTATTATATTTGATTACAGTATCCTTAGTACTTATAATTTTTTCCCATACTATAGTATCATTAATTATAACAGGGATAGAATCTAGTGTAGTGATCCTGATAGTATCTCCTGTTTGCTCACATTTATATCCTTTCTTAATAGCTTTATTAAGATGGTATTGTGCAGAGCAGGAGCTAAGCATTAAGATAATTACACTTAGTCTAAATATCATTAGATTCAATTAAGGTATAAGTAAAGTGATTACCATGTATATCTTTAGCTTTATTAACTATTACCATAAACTCATTGAAATCTTTTACTCTTTTAAATACCTGACAGCCCTCCGACCAATTTTCTACAAAGCTAGATACTGTACCTGCCTTATGTATATTGATTCCGAACATTCCTGTATCTGTTTTAACCTCATCAAATGTCATATCTCTATCACCATCTCTCCATACAGTCACATCTGCTAATCTTTGACATACTGCCTGATATTTACCCTGATGCATAGATATAGCATAAGCTCCTTTATATTGTCCTGGAACTAATCTAGCTACTCCTTTAGCATTATGGAATTGCATTACTCCTTTTTTACCTGGCTCAGTAGTAGCATCCCACTCATGATAGAACCATTTACCATCTACTCTATAAGATATAGTAATTTTGTCATCAAATAAATTAGTAACTTTTTGACCTGGTGCTGAGTTACGAACTCCTACAATATTTACATCATAGTCTTTAGCACCTGCAAAATATGCATAACCTTTAGCTTTTACAGCAGCATCTATTTGCTCTCTTAAGTATATCATTTCTTTATCTTTTTAATGTCATCTTTAATTTCTGCAGATCTAGCTAGTAGATTCTTTAATGATGACCATAGGTCCAAATGGTAGACTTGCTTGTATGACTCATTAATTGACATCACCTCTATACTAGCTAGTACCAATGCCACTACTTTAGTGAGCATAAATGGTACACTAAAAAAAGTAAGTATGATATCATTTAGTATGAATTGGTCTATTAAAAAGAACATAATCACAGTAACTTCATAAAGTGCTAGCTTGCTTATTATAGATGAGAGCTTTCTGCTAGTAATTTTCTCCCCTAACTTTTTAGCTTTCCAAATACCTGTAAAAGTATCAATGCATATTAGTACTCCTATCATTAGCAGTATCCCACTTATTGGTAAAAAGAATGCAAAGCATATAGATATAAGTGTCAATAGTTCTGATTGTATAGATATTAGTAGTAGGGATAGTTGTGCTTTCATTCTTTAGATTCAATTTCAGATGCTAGTAAAAAAGTAAA